AAAGACATACATTGAATCGTTAAAGTTTTGATATTTTGATAGCTCGGTGTGATATTCAGATAAGTGCTCTAACAATACATCACATAAAGGAATAACTCTATTACTATTATGTGTCTTAGGGTCAGCAATATAGAAATCATCACGTTTACCACTTTTAGCTGTCTGAATTTGTTTATTAATACTAATAGTTTTTTTCTTAAAATCTATATCTTTCCAAGTAACTGCTCTAGCTTCTCCACATCTTAAGCCACAGAAGTACAATGTTTCAAATAAGCAAGTATATCGTAAATCAGGAGAATACTTTATAAATTGTTGAAACTCTTCATAAGTATAAAACTCCATTTCTTTTCTCATTTCATTTGGATTATTGAAATTAGATATTTTTCTATAAGTAGAGTGGAAGTCAAAGTTATACCAAGTCATTCCATAGTTAAGAATTGATTTTAAAAACTTCAACAAATCATTCTTATAAGTAGTGCTTATAGGTTTAGCATTTATTTCTTTCTTCCATTCTTCAAACACATATATATCAAAGTCTTTGCATTTTAAATTCATTAAAGATTCGAGATGCTTTATTTTGTTATCATAATTTCGTTTAGTTGTTAATTTAATTTTGTCGTCTTGATATTCTCGAAACTTTTCATATAAATCTTTAAAAGTCATTTCAACAGGAGCATTCTTGTTTTCCTTAATATCTTCAATCATAAATTGTGATTCAGCTATTTTTGCTTCTGTTTTAGTTTGAAACTTTTTACTTACCTTAGTTTGTTGTCTACCAAAGATATCAACATAACTGACTTTATAAAACCAGCATCTGCCATCAGAGGTAGGTGAATTTGACTTATATACAGGCATAGCACCACATCCTTCCTTATTTACTAAATAACCAAAATGTGATACAATGTAAAAGGAACACATGTATTTCAAGTGGTTATTCATTTGATTTAATTTTTTAAAGTTTCGTAGACTTTTTAAATAGTGTTTCATTTAGCTCGTATTCCAGTACGAGCTTTTTTATTTATTGATTAATATATTTGGTTAATTTTTTAGCAACACCCAAAATATGGATGTTGTTTTCAAATATATCCTTAGCTGTGTACTTAGTAGGTAAGTAACCAGTTGAGTTGTCTAAATTAAGTGGAGTAAGAACAATGCCATCTTCTTTTTTAGTAACTCTTTTAAATGTAGCATCATCACCATTAACCATAACACAACAATCTTGACCAGATTGACAATCCTCAGTTTTTAAGAATACTACAACTGAACCATCTGGATACTCAGGTTCCATTGAATCGCCTTGCACTCTAAGAGCAAAATACTGTTTATTACCTTTAACCCAATCACTTGGAATTTCTTCATAATCCACAGTATACATGTCCTCGATAGCTTCAAATGGCATTCCAGCAGGTACTTTACCAAGAAGAGGAACTCTGACTACATCTTTCTTCATTTGGTCTAATCTGCCATCGTGAATATCTTCAATAAGGTCAGCTTTAGAACAACCAAAGAAATTAGCAAGAACTTCTATCTTATCTATATAAGGATAATTCTTACCATTAATCCAATCAGATATAGTAGTGTAGCTTATTCCAGTGGCATCAGCAACTGCCATTCTATCTACACCTTTTATTTCCATCCATTTTTTAATATTCTTGGAAAGAACTTCTTTATTACCATAATCGTTCATAATCTTGTCTCCTTTCGATTTGATTATACATCATTTCGTAAATAAATGCAATATAAATTGTAAATAATTACGAGTAAATCATAAAAAAGGTAAAAATACCATTGACATTACGAACCAATCGTAATAGAATGAGATTAGAAAGGAGGTAGCAAGAGTTGAAACTTTATTCTTTAAAAGCAGTACGAATTAATTTAGGGCTTACACTGGAAGAAGCATCTAAACTAATAGGAATAAGTAAGTATACTTTATTTAATTATGAACACTTTAAAACAGTGCCAAACGCTGAAAATATAAGGAAAATAGAAAGAGCATATGATATTAATTATAATGAGCTTAGATTTGTTCCTAATGAAAAGGAAAAAAACAAAAATAAAATTGCTATAAAGAAGTAAAGTAGTATGAAGTAGAAAAAAATATGATTTATTATGCAGTACAAATCTATTTTTTTTGGTCATTCATTACGAACTACTCGTAATTTTAATTTAAAAAGTCTACGAAACTTTAAAACTTTAAGAAAGGAAATCCTAATAATGAATAAGAGATACAAATTGAAATCATGGGTTATTCCCACAGTTATAGCAGTCGCATATTTAGTAATATTTATCTTTCTAATTAATATAAATATTAAACTAAATAGAATTATTAACAATACTGATACTGATTCATATTACTTTACTTGTATAAATGGATAATGTAACAGTAGCAGAACTTCAAGAATTAATTAAGTTTTATTTTGCTGGTACAAAAGAAATAAAAAAGATTGGTTGTGTTGGTGAAAATAGAGCTTTAGAGATAAAGAGATTAATTCGAGAAAAGATTATTAAAGAGGGTAAGAAATATATTATGCCTCAAAACATGGTACCTATGTGTGAAGTGTTGGATTTCTTTGGAATCGACATAGAGTACCTAACAAAAATATCAAGTATAACAGAAAGGAAAAAGTAAATGGATGAAACTAAGCAAGCAGTAGAAGTTGAAAAACCTGAAGATAGAATTAAACTTCTAACTAAATTAAATGATTTAAGAAAATTATTAATGGAAAAAGGCATCTTAGTTAAAGGTGCAGTTAATGATTTCGATAACTATGAGTATTTTAGTGAAGCCCAATATAAAGAATTATTTACAGAATTATTTAGTAAGTGTGGTATTGGGTTTAACTCAACAGAAACTAATGTACAACTAATAGATGGTACAGATAAGCAGAAATTTGGTGTATTTGTAACAATAGAATTTCAAATGTCAGATATAGATACTGGATACACGATTAAAAGTATTCATTCTGGTATAGCCTTTGATAAAGGCGATAAAGCATTATATAAAGCTAAGACTGGAGCATTGAAATATTTCTTTGCTACAACTTTCTTAGTAGCTACAAAAGATGACCCTGAACGTGTGGATGATGAGAAACCTAAAAGAACAAATACATCTTATAAGCAACAAAACATTACTGATGGTCAAAAGACTACAATTAAAAAGTTATATGAAAAAGATGTTGATGCTTTAAAGAAAGTATTATCAAGTCTAAACAAGAAAAAGATAGATGAGCTTACTTTAAAGGAAGCATCAGATATTATTCAAAATAAGAAAGGTGGGAATTAATAATGCAAGAAAGTGCTACTGATTTAATAATAGTTAATAATGATAATAAACCAATATTAGCCACAGACATGGTTAATTATATAAACAAAATAGAAAAGCAAATAAAACAGCTAAAGGTAGAACAACAAAATTATAAAGAATTAATTCAATATGCTATGGAGAAAAAAGGTGTCATTAAATTAAAAGATGACATATCAGGATTAACCATATCATATACAGAAGCCAAAGATGATATCGAGGTCTTTGATAAAGATAAGTTTAGAGAAGAAAATCCAGATTTATATGATAAGTATGTAAGTCTAGATGGTAAAAAGAAAGCCTACATAACAATCAGAATAAATGATTGAGTCTTGGATGATAAAAGGAAGATTACTTGAATACATAGAAGAAACTCATACTTACGTCTACGATGGAGTAATTCTTCCAAGCATTACCCAAATACTAAAATTGAAGTTCGGAAACAAGTACATTGGAGTATCCCAAAGAACATTAGAAAGAGCATCTGAACTTGGTACAGAAGTACATAAAAAGATTGAAGAATATGAAACCAAAGGAATAGATGATGATAGCTGTAAGGAATTACATAACTATAAATTTCTAAAATCTAGATATGGGTTTAAATGTCTTCAAAACGAAATACCAATAGTTTTATTTTTAGATGACAAGCCAGTAAGTGCTGGCAGGATAGATTTAATATTAGAACTTGATGGAAAAGTAGGCATAGCTGATATTAAAAGAACCAGTGTATTTGATAAAGAGTATGTTGCATATCAAACTAATTTATATAGAATTGGATATCAACAATCTTATGATAAAAAGATAGAGTTTCTAAGGGGCATTCATTTAAGAGATAACGTAAGAAAATATATAAAGTTACCAATAAATGAAGAACAGCCAATTGAACTACTAAAAGAATATTTGAGAAAGGAAAAAGAAAATGAATAAAGTACAATTAATAGGTCGATTAACATCTGACCCAATGATTAAATATACAGAAAAGAATGTAGCATTTGCTAGATTTAATTTAGCCGTTAACGATGGATTTGGTGATAATAAGAAAGCATATTTTATTAATATGATAGCATGGGGTTCTCGTGCAGAAACTATACAAAAATATTTAAATAAAGGAAGTAAAGTAGGTATTGTAGGAAAACTACAAACAGGAAGCTTTGAAAAAGAAGATGGAACACGTGGATATACTTATGATGTGTATGTAGAAAGTCTTGAGTTCTTAGATAATAAAAATAATAGTGAGGATGACATTATTGTTGATGAATCAGATGATGAATTATCAATAGATGATGATGGTCTTCCATTTTAGGTGATAACTATGAAAATTAAAGTTATAGTAAAACAAGTCTTTGATAATCGTGGTAAGCCAACAGTACTAATAGAAAACTTAACAGAAGATGTAAAACTTGAAGTTGGTAAAAAGTATGTATTCAAAGTAGTAGAAATAGCTGATAAATAAGAGGCATAAATGGAATCAGAAATCTATACTTATTTAATAGAACATAATATAGGTAAAGACAATATGATTAAAAATAAAGACCTTAGAAGAATATTTAATGTTGGAAATGATAGGTCATTAAGAAAGATAATTCAAAACATAAGAGAAAATGAAGATTACTATCTTGTTATAGGAAGTAAAAGTGGTTCTAATGGTGGGTTCTATGTATGTGTGACTGATGAAGAGGTTGAAGATACAATAGATAACATAAGAAAAAGAGCTGGTCAAATGTACAGAACTTGCCATGTCTTAGAATGGAAAAGAGATTTATCTTGAAAATAAATGACATATCAGGATTCACTTTCTTTAAAAGCTATTATGAGTCCATATGTTATCTAGAACCTGAAGATAAGAAAGAAATGCTAGAAGCAATAGTAGATTTTATATTCTTGGATAAGGAACCAGACTTTGATGGATTTAAAGCTTCTATATGGGTAATAATAAAACCAAACCTAACTTCAAGCAAAAACAAATCAAGTAAATATCAAGAAAAGATGAAATCAAAATCAAAACGAAATCAAAATAAAACCAAATCGAAATCAAATTCAAATGATGATGAACTAACTGATGAACCAAACTCTGATGAGTCATCTCCTAGGATAAAGGATAAGGATAAGAATAAGAAAGAGAATAAGAAAAAAGAAAAAGAAGAGGGAGATGGAGTGTTAGGTACTACACCCACATTATATACTTATCTAGAAAGCCAATTTGGTAGAACTATCTCTCCAATAGAAATAGAAACACTTGATAACTGGAGAAATGATTTTACTGATGATATTATTGAACATGCTATTTATGTAGCAGTTATTAATAATAAAAAGAAGATGAGTTATGTTAATGGAGTTTTAAGAAATTGGAAGTCATGTGGTTACAAAACTCTTACTGAAATAGAAGAGGAAGAAGATAGTCATTATTCTAGAAGTACAGATGAATTTATGGAGAATAAAGAAATATTTGATTTTGATTGGTTAAATGGTGATGAAGATGACTATTAATGAATTAAGAAAGTATTATTACTTATCAATAGAAATAAAACAGATAAAAGAAAAACTTCAGATGATAGCAGAACAATCTGTAGGAGTATCAGAACTAACAGGAATGCCTCATGGAACAGGAATAAGCGACCCTGTAGGAAGAAAAGTTGAACTGTTAGATAAATACTCCAGAAAACTTGAATTAAAGGAAATAGAAGCCATAGAAGAGATGATAAAGATAGAATCATTTATAGAAACAATAGATGATGTTGTAGCTAGATTAATCTTTAATAAAAGATATATTGAATTAAAGTCTTGGACTAAAATATCAATAGAAATGAAAATGTCAGAAAGACATATCTTACGAATCCAACGAAAATATTTAGAAGATGGAAATAATGAGAAAGATTAAAAACTATTTAACTCTACTAAAAGAATACAATACTATAAGTTTAAAATATGAATCTCTAAAAGAACAGGTAAAGGATGACTTATTTAATAAAATGTTAAATAAGATTGGTGAACCTGATGAAGTAAAGAGATTAAGAAAAGAAAATCAAAGACTAAGAATAAAAATAAAAGAACTTAAAAAGAAAATATAAGTATGTCAGTTCATGTCAGTATTATACATGTTATTATGTTAATGTAAGAGATTACCAAAGAAATGAGGTAGTCTTTTTTTATTGAATAAACAGGTGATGACAATGCTAAAGACATGCTCAGTATGTGGCAGAATACACGATGATAGTAAGCAATGCTACAGACAAAGAACTAAAGTAAAGACAAAACAGAATACATTTAGGAACACAAATAAGTGGCATGAGATGAGTAGGAGAATAAGAGAAAGAGATAACTACCTATGTCAGATATGTATTAGTGGTAAATATAACACCGTCCTAAGGTATAACTTTAAAGAGCTTGAAGTACATCACATTGTACCATTAGAAAAAGATTATTCAAAAAGATTAGACAGTAGTAATCTCATAACACTATGTAGATACCATCATAAGATGGCTGAGGCAGGAGAAATATCAAAAGAAGAATTACTGGATATAGTTAAAGAAAAAGAAGCCCCCGAGGGGTCTAGAAAAGAAACATAAATAATTTTCAAAACCCACACGCCACCTAAATCTACACAAAATGATAAATACATGAGTTTTTTGGAAAATGGAGATGAAGATATGCGAAGATATGAAAACGTAAAAATTGATAAATTAAAACCATATGAAAATAATGCAAGAACCCACTCAGAAGAACAGGTAGAAAAAATAGCTAACTCAATTAAAGAGTTTGGATTTATAAACCCAGTATTGATAGATAGTGAATATGGAATAATAGCAGGACATGGTAGAGTCTTAGGAGCTAAAAAGTTAGGCATGGATGAAGTACCATGTCTTTTTATTGAAGATTTAACAGAAGCCCAAAAAAGAGCATATATAATAGCTGATAATAAATTATCAGAAGATGCTGGCTGGGATGATGAAATACTAAGAACTGAATTAAAAGCATTAGATGAAATGGACTTTAATATTGAATTAACAGGTTTCTCACTTGATGACTTTGATTTCAATCAAACAGAAGTAGAGTTTCAAGAAGATGATTATGATGTTGATGAACATATACCAGAAGAACCAATAGCGAAACTTGGTGATGTATATCAATTAGGAAATCATAGACTTGTCTGTGGTGATAGTACAAACCCAGATGATATTGCTAAATTAACAGATGGAGCAGTAATGGATTTATGTGTTACAGACCCACCATACAATGTTAATTATGGCTCAATAAACGAATCAGGTTATGGACAGCCACGTGGTAATGCAGAAAAGATATTAAATGATAATATGGATGATGAATCATTCTATAACTTCCTATATGCATTCTATGATGAAATGTTAAAGTCATTAAAAGATGGTGGAGCATTCTATATATTCCATGCTGATACTGAGGGTCTTAACTTTAGAAAAGCATTAAAAGATGCAGGTGGAACATTAAGACAAAACTTAGTATGGGTAAAGAATGCATTAGTATTAGGTCGTCAAGATTATCAATGGAAGCATGAATCTTGCTTGTATGGTTGGAAAGATGGAGCAGGTCATTATTTTATAAATGATAGAACTCAAACAACAGTGTTCGAAGATAAAGCAGATTTAGATAAGATGACCAAAGAAGAATTAAAAGAATATATTACAGAAATATTACAAGACAAATTACCAACAACAGTTATACATGAGGATAAACCATTAAGAAATGAATTACATCCTACAATGAAGCCAATAAGATTGGTATCTAGATTAATTGTTAATAGCTCACAAAAAGGTGAGAATGTAATAGATTTCTTTGGTGGCTCTGGTTCTACACTAATAGCATGTGAACAATTAGGTAGAAATTGCTACACAATAGAATTAGACCCTAAGTATGTTGATGTAATAATTAACCGATGGGAAACATTAACAGGTAAGAAAGCAGTAAAGGTGAATTAATATGATAGAAAAAGTAAACCCAATGCATCCAGATAAGATAGCAGACAGAATTGCAGGTGCGATAGTAGACCTAGCATATGTAAAAAATAAGAATCCAAAAATAGCAGTTGAAGTGTTAATAGGACATAATAATTGCAAAATAATAATTGAAACAAGTGTTACTTTTAATACTAATGAAATAAATGCAATAGTAGAAAGAATAGCAGGAACCAATATCCAAACAGAAGTAATAGTAGTAAAGCAAGATGAACACTTGGCAAAAAACCAATCTGACAAAATCAGGTGTGGTGACAATGGAATATTCAAAGGTGTACCACTAACATATGAAGAGAAAAAACTCTCTCATATTGCTAGAGAAATATATAGTGCATTTCCTACAGATGGAAAATATATTCTTGATAGAGATAAATTAATAATCTGTCAAAGTAATGCATCAAAAAAAGATTTAGCAAATCTATATCCTAATGCAATAATTAATCCATTAGGTGATTGGACAGGTGGTACAGATGTCGACACAGGTGCTACAAATAGAAAACTTGGTTCTGATATGGCTCAATCAATTACAGGTGGTGGATTACATGGTAAAGATTTATCTAAAGCAGATGTATCAGTTAATATCTATGCATTTAAGAAAGCTCAAGAATTGAATAAGCCAGTAGAATTAAGCTGTGCAATTGGTGATGAAGAAATTGATGGGAAACCATATAGCATGATAGTAGAAGAAGCCAGAGAATACATAAAAGAAGTTGGTGGATTTGAAAAATTTGCAGAATGGGGATTGTTCTAATGAATAAGATGTCATTAAATGAGCAAGCTCAGGAAATATTACGAATTGCAGAACAGCATGGAGTGGAACAAAACTTCTTCTTTCTAACTACGTTTAAAAGATATCAAGTACAACTTCAGATATTGGGAGATTTAGAAAAAACAATTAAAGAAGATGGAATACTTGTTACTAAAGAATATGTTAAAGGTAGAAAGAATGTCTACTCACATCCTGCTATATCCGATTACAACAGAACAACAGATAGTGCAAATAAGACAGTATCAACATTAATGAAAATAATTACTTCATTAAGAAATGATGAGGGTACTGCTGATGATGACCCATTGCTTCAAATAATATCTGGTGTTGGTCGTGCAAAATAATGCCTATGAGTATGCTACTAATGTAGTTAAAGGAAAAATAACTGCACCAAAATATGTTAAGAAGCAATGCAAAATGTTTCTAGATATAGCAGATGGAAAAAGTAAAAAATATATTATCAATGAGAATAAAGTAAGACAAATAGAAGCAATATTAAAAATATTAATTATGCCCAAAGGATTAAAAGCAGGACAGACAATCTATGAATGTTCTTGTGGATATCAATGGGTATTTTATATTTCAATACTATGTGTGGTCTATAAAGATAATCCTGATAAAAGAAGATATGAAACAGCAATATTAGAAATTGCCAGAAAGAACTTTAAGACATACACCATAGCAACAATATTTATTTTATTATTCTTACTTGAACCAAAGTTCTCAAAGTTCTATTCAGTTGCTCCAGATGGTTCATTATCTCGTGAGGTTAAAACAGCAATAGAAGAAACATTAAAATCAAGTCCACTTATATATCTCCATAATGACTCAAGAAGATTTAAGATATTAAGAGATTACATTCAATTTAATTTAACTGAATCAAGATATTATCCATTGAATTATTCATCAAGTAGGATGGATGGAAAACTTCCTAATGTATTCTTGGCTGATGAAGTAGGAGCATTACCGAATCCATATGCAATTGAATCAATGAGGTCAGGACAATTAAATATCTTGAATAAATTAGGATGTATAATTTCGACCAAATATCCAACATTCAATAATCCATTTGAAGATGAAGTAGGATATGCAAAAAGAGTATTAGATGGGCTTCAAGATGATGAAACAATCTTTGCTTTGTTATATGAACCAGATGAAGATTTAATTAATGAATGGACTACCAATGATGATGTATTAAAGGAAGCTAATCCAGTGGCACTCGAAATACCTGAAATATGGGATGATTTAAAAAAGAAAAGAGCTAAAGCCATAGCTGTAGAATCAGTTAGAGAAAACTTTTTAACTAAGCATTGCAATATTATTTATCAGGGTATGGGAACAGAATCATACATTGATATCAATGAAGTGATGCAATGTAAGGTAGCCAACATAGACTGGACAGGTAGAAAAGTATACATTGGAGTAGACCTAGCAATGACAAATGATAACTGTGCTGTTGCTATGGTAAGTGAAGATGATAATGAAATACTTGCAGATGTTGTTGCATTTATTCCAGAGGGTAGAATTGATGAAAAGAACCAATTCGAAAGAATAGATTATAGGAAATTCATAAAAGAAATGAAATGTATTGCCTGTGGAAACAAGACAGTAGATTATAGTGTTATTGAAGATTTTGTATTTAAGATAGAAGAAAAGTATAAAGTAACAGTAATGGCTATCGGATACGATAGATATAATGCTTTATCATCTGCTCAGAAATGGAATAAGAAATATAAAACAATTGAGATAAGACAGCACTCTGATACATTACATAGTCCCACTAAATTGTTATATGAAAAAATATTAGATAGACAATTTAGATATGAGAAAAATAAATTATTAGAAATAAACTTTGAAAATGCAAGATGTACATATGACACAAACATGAATAGATATATAACCAAGAAAAGAAGTCAGGGAAAAGTTGATATGGTAGTAGCATTGATAAATGCTGTCTATCTATTACAACAAGATGTATTCCTAGACAATGATGACTTCTTCGTTCAGGTAATTGAATAGGTGGTGATGAAATGAGTATATTTAGTAAATTATTTAAAAGAAGAGATGAAGAAATAATTAATAATGATGAATTAGTTAATGATGTCTTATTAAAAGCAATGTTACGTGGTGAGAAAATAGATAAAGATAAAGCTCTATCATTACCAGCAGTATCATCTGCAGTTGATAGGATAACTAATACAATAGCAATGATACCGATAAAACTTTATAAAGAAACCATTGATAAGAATACTGGCAAGAAGAAAGTTGAAGAGGTAAAAAATGACCCAAGAATAAATCTTTTAAATATTGATACAGGTGATACTTTAGATGCATTTCAAATGAAGAAAGCATGGATACAAGATTACTTGTTAGATAAAGGTGGTTACATATTTATAGATAGAACTAAAAATAAAGTAAATAGTCTGAGATATGTAGATGCTAGAAATATATCAGTTCAAAAGAATGCTGACCCAATTTATAAAGATGTAGTCTTTATGGTTAATGGTAAGCAATATGAAACATTTAACTTCATAACTATTTTAAGAAGCACCAGAGATGGTGGAATAAGTAGAAGTGTAATAAGTGAAGTATCTACAGCAATAGAGAATGCATATCAAACATTACTTTATGAATTAGGGCTTGTTAAAACAGGTGGTGCTAAAAAAGGATTTATTACTTCTCAAAGAAGATTAGGAGATAAAGAAATACAAATGCTTAAAAAAGCATGGTCAAATCTTTATTCGAATAAGAGTGAAAATGCAATTGTATTAAATGAGGGTATGGATTTCAAAGAGGGTTCAAGTACAACAGTAGAACTCCAACTGAATGAAAGAAAGAAAACTCTCAATGATGAAATAGATAAAATATTCCATAATAAGGAATCATTTGATGATTTTATGAAAGAAGCAATCATGCCAATATTAACAGCTGTAAAGATTGCTCTTAATAAAGACCTATTACTCGAAAAAGAGAAAGGGTCTTTTTATTTTGAATTTGATACCAGAGAAATCACTCGTGGAAATATCAAAGAAAGATATGAAGCTTACAAGATTGCATCTGAAACAGGATGGATAAGTAAGAATGAAATTAGATACCTAGAAGATTATGACAGCATTGATGGATTAGATGTAATAACTCTTAATCTTGCAAATGTTGTATTCGATACAAATACAGGTAAGTATTACACACCAAATACTAATGCCATAGTCGATATGAAAAATGAGAAAGGTGGTGGTGATGATGAGGGTACAAGTTAGAAATGGAAAAGTAATAATCGATGGCTATGTAAATGCTGTAGAAAGAGATTCCAAAGTCCTATATGACAATCGTGGAAAATTCATAGAAAAGATTAGAGCAGGAACATTTCAAAAGGCATTAGAAAGAACTGATAACGTTGATGTTTTGTTAAACCACGAAAAAGAAAGAAAACTAGCTGATACAAAAAGTGGTAAAGCAAAAATCTATGAGGACAGCATTGGTTTACGAGCCATTGTTGAAATAGATGATTCAGAAGTTATCAGTAAAGCCAAAGAGAATAAACTTCGTGGTTGGTCTTTTGGATTTATCTGTAATAAAGAAGATAGAAAACTTAATGAAGCGGGTATTGAAGAAAGAACAGTTAGAGATTTGGATTTATTTGAAGTATCAATCATTGATGACAGAAAGACACCAGCATATATCGGTACAAGTATCGAATTGAGGGATGATGATGTCAAAGTGATTGAATACAGAACAGATGAATCAGTTGAATTGGACATCAAAGAAGAGCCAGAAGAAGTAAAAGAAGATAATGCTAAAAAAATTGATTATTCAGAATATGAAGAAAGATTAAGAAAAGTAAAAGAAAGGTAGGTAATGAACAATGAATTTAAAAGCATTAAATGAACAAAAAGCTGAAAAGCAAACAGAAATGGAAAATCTACTAAATAAAGTAGAAAAAGAAGAAAGAGCATTCACTGATGAAGAGAATGAACTATTCAAAAAATTAGAAGAGGAAATTGGTTTAATCAATGACACTATAAGTGCTCTAACAAAAGGTAGAGAATTAAGTGAAGATAAACCAGAAGAAGAAACAGAAGAAAATAAGGAAGAGGGTGAAGATAACGTGAATCAAGAAAAAGAAGAATCACGTGCATTTGCTAACTACATTCGTGGAGTGTTAGAAGAAAGAGCAGATGTTAATTTAGAAATAGGAAATAATGGAGCAGTAATTCCAGTTAGTATTGCTAACAAAATTATTAAAAAGGTTTATGACATTTCTCCTTTATTAGAAAAGTCAACAAAATATAATGTTAAAGGAAAATTAGAAATACCATATTACTCTGAAACTGCAGAAGCAAAAGTTAATATGGCATATGCTACTGAGTTCCAAACATTAGAAAGTAATATTGGTAACTTTACAAGTATTGAATTATCAGGATATCTTGCAGGAGCATTAGCAAAAATATCTAAATCATTAATTAATAATAGTGACTTCGATATTGTTAATGAAGTTATAAATATTATGGCAGAAGCAATTTCTGTATTCTTAGAGGGTGAATTAATTCATGGAACTGAAAATAAGGTTGCTGGATTAAAAGCAGGTGTTACTTTAAGTGTAGAAACTGCAAGTTCAACTGCTATCACATCTGATGAAATCATTAAAACTAAGAGAAAGGTAAAACAAAAATATCAAAAGAATGCTATCTGGATTATGTCACCAGAAACATTAACAGCTGTTGCATTATTAAAAGATGACAATGGTAGATATCTATTACAAGATGATTTAACTCATGACTTCGGTTATACATTACTTGGTAAACCAGTTTATGAATCAGACAATATGGAAGATATCGGTGCTGGAAAAGATATTATCTATTATGGAGATATGTCAGGTTTAGCAACTAAGTTTGTAGAAGAATTAGAAATTGAAATCTTAAGAGAAAAATATGCAGACCAACATGCTGTTGGAGTAGTAGCATGGATGGAATTTGATGGTAAAGTCGAAGATGCTCAAAAGATTTCTAAATTAACTTGTAAAGCTTAGGTGATACCTAATGTTTAAAGTCTTAAAAACATTTAGTGGTTTAATATCTGCTACTAAAGGTCAAGAAATAGAAATCGATAATGAAGATATTGTTAAAGATTTATTAGGTGCAGGATATATTGCTCCTGCATCTGGTAAACCAAATACTCCAAAAGAAACTAAGAAAAAAGCAGAAGCTAAAGAAAATGAAGAAACAGCTTCTGAGTAAAGAGGTGAGGACTAATGAAAGTTAGTGATATAACCTATCAAGAAATAGCTGATTATATAAGACTAACAGAAGTTAGTCAATCAGAAGAAACATTACTAACTAATCTTATTGAAATTGCTAAAGCATTTATAAAAGAAAATACAGGAGTGCAAGACTTAGATGAATTTGATGACTTTGTTATAGTCATTTTTATTTTATGTCAGGATATGTATGATAACAGAACCTTATACGTTGATAAAGGTGATTTAAATAAAGTTGTCCAAACAATTCTAGGAATGCACGTAACTAATAATGTATGTTAAATGCTGGTAAATATAACCAGAAAATAAAAATATATCAGTTAGGACACACTACTGATTCAAGTGGATTTAAAACAGATGATAAAACTCTAATATTAGAAACCTATGCAAATGTTAAAACTACAAAAGGTTTTACATTAATAGCAAGTAATTCTGATTTTGAGAAAGCATATACGAACTTTACTATTAGATATCCAAAGACAAATGTAGAAAGAGATATGTTGATTGAATTTAAAAACAAAGCTTATTCAATTGAATATCTAAACAATATAGATGAAGCAAATGTCGAATTAGAGATACAAGCCAAAGAGGTGACTAAATGATGGCAGGATTTGAAACCGAACTACCTACAGATTTGATTAATAGCTATAAAGAATTAACCAATAACGTGGATAAGATGATGGGTGAAATGACTACAGCAGGAGCTAAATTGGTTTATGAAAAAGTAAAGCAAAATATGAAGTCATCTTTTAAGTCTACTGATGGTCTTGAAAAAGGATTAAAAATCACCAGAGTATATAAAACTCCAACTGATGATGGAATAAACAATAAAGTAGCATTCTATGGATATGATACAGATGGTGTGGCTATTCCATTAAAAGCAATGGCTCGTGAATATGGTACAAGTCATGGAGAAAAGAAAAAACCATTCTTCAGAAAGGCATTCAGAAATAAAGAAGAAATAGAAAATGCTATGAAGAAAGTACAGGATAGGTATATCAAAGATGAATGATTATGAATTAATGAATAGTATATTTTCAAACTTTATTGTTAATGGAAAAACTATTCCAGCAGGATATCTTACTTATGATGGAAAAGAAACTACTTATATTACATATACATTCACAGCTGATAGACCTGCATTATTTGGTGATGATAAAGAATTAGAAAGTGTAATCTCAATTGATATAGACATATTTTCAAAAGGTAATTTTTTAGCAATAGAAGATAAGGTTAAAGAAGTAATGGAAAACAATGACTTCATACGTATCGATAGTAGTCCAGATATGTATGAGAAAGAAACAGGACTATATCATAAAACATTAGAATTTGAGAAAGTGAGGAATAAATAATGGCAAGAACAGGATTAAAATATTTTAGATATGGAATATTAGACCCAGAAACAGAAACATATGGTGGTTCTTTACAATTAGGAAAAGCAATTGATTGTAAGGTATCATTAGACCTAAACTCAGCTGAATTATATGCTGATGACGGTTTAGCAGAAAGTGATTATTCAGTAAAGAAAGGTACAGTAACAATTACTACTGATGAAGATGATGATGTTACAACTGCAAAATTAACTGGTCATGAAATTAGTCAAGATGGTGAAATGATTAGAAAAGATACAGATGTAGCTCCTTATGTTGGATTTGGTAGAATTATTACAAAAATGTATGAGGGAACACTAAAATATAAAGTTGAATTTATATGTAAAACTAAATTTAAAGATTCGTTACCTGATGAAAAAACAAAGGGTGAATCAACTGAATTTACAACTCCTACATTAGAGGGTAGTGTTTTAAAACTAAAAGATGGAACTTGGTCTAAAACTAAAACATTTGATAACTACAATGATGCAGTAGAATATCTTGATGGTCTGTTAACACCAGAGGGTGGTGAGTAGTTTGAAAGACTATGAGTTCTCATTTGATTTAGATGATAAATCTTATAAACTTGTATTTAATTTAAATGTAATGGAAGTTATTCAAAATAAATATGGTTCAGTTCAAAAATGGGCTAGACTAACAGATAATAAAAAAGGTGAAGTAAATGCAAAAGCATTAATCTTTGGTCTAACTGAAATGATGAATGAAGCCATAGATATTGAAAATGATGAAAAAGGACTTGATAATCCTCTATTAACAACAAAACAAGTTGGTAGAATTATAACCAGAGCAGGAATAAAAGCATCTGCAGAAAAACTTAATAAAGTAATAACAGAAAGTGTTAAGGATGAACACCCAAAAAACATATAATCCACGAGGATGAATCAGAACAGATAGACTTCTCGTGGTTTTTATTTGTAGGAATAAAACTATTAGGATTGAGAAAGAAAGAAGTAGGTAGATTAACATATAGAACATTTAATAATCTATATCATCACTACCAAGAATACTATGACTTTCAATTAAGACATATCTCCTACAAACAACTTAATGAGCTCCTAATAGAAGATGAAGAATGGATAAGAGATTAGAGGTGATAGTATGGCTGGTTCATTTGGTGGAACAATTAAGTTAAAAGGTGAAAGTG